ATATAACCCCCGAACTCCAAGCAAAATATTCAGTGCCGCCAACGCTTAATGAGCCTGTTCCACCCGCAGTGTTGATAAAAATGTCATTAGCATCCCTATTCCCAATACTACCCACCTTAGTGGCGTCTTTGTAGAGTTCAACAATGTCGCCATCACTTGTTTCCCTGCGAACACGAACGACTGTGTCACTATCCCGATTGAAGCTTGTCAGATTGCCTGCTGCACCCAAAACAACACCTTCAGGAGCAGTGCTTGTTGAAGTCTTACCCACCAGCAAGTTGCCGCTGCTGTCCAGTATCAAATCAGATGTGCCAACGTGAATAGGGTGGCTTGGTGACGCTTGGTTTATGCCCACCCGATTATTCGTGCTATCAACGTAGAGGGTGTTAGTGTCCACGGTAAGGTCGCCGTTCATAGCCACATTACCGCTAAACGTACCGCCATTCTTGGCAGACACAGTATCTGCTACAGTAAAGATGTCATACACCACAATTTCTACAATGTCGCTTGCAGACAAAGCAGCCAGACCACCGATGGTATTGGCTGTCGAAGTGTTGTAGTCAGTGCCAGCAACCAAAGATACGCCGTTTAATGACACATCTACATAGTTGCCATCACTAAATGCTAGCGTCAGACCATTATCATCAGCACCGGACAGTGATGTTTCACCGCCAGTGGCAGTGTAATAATAACGTGACCTAACGCCAGTTCCTGTAGGGGATTTACCTATGTATGCCATCGTGTTTCCTTATGGAGTTTCTTGCGCCGCCAGATGTGCCGCATAGGCATCCTTAACAGCTTGCGTGAATACTGTGTTGCAAATTGCTTTAACATCTGCATCCTCACCAGAAGTGTCATCATTTGGCAGAATTATTTTGCGGTGAAATGTTCTGCTAATTTCAACGCCATCTCTTTTGATGATTGTTACTGTGCGAACACCAACAACTTTATAAGTACCTTTACTAACGGTTTCAATTTTATCGTTTATTGTTTCTTCAGTGAGTGCCATTTTTATCTCCTATGGATGGACTGTCCGACCTAAAGCTATACAGTAGGCTATTGGTTTGTAGTGTATGAAATAGTAAATAAACAATCTGATACACCGCTGCTGATGTGCTGATTATCCACCCCTGTACGACCTAAATTAGTACGATTCATAAAAAATGAAATCAGATCAAGACTAGAATCAGCTACTGCAACTACGCCAGTAGCAGCGGTAATTTCAACATGACCGAAATTACAAGCACCAAAAGCATCTTGATTATCTGGCGTAAAAGGCAAACCTACGACTTGAATCTGTGCGCCAGTCGTGTCCCCCGCCGTGATATTAGTTATACTAGCATTTACTGTAACTAATCTGCCAATCTTAGTATATGTACCTGCCACTGCCTCAAAACTTGGCGCAGTACCGCTATCAGCTGAACCGGTAGGCGTCCAAGTCCCCTCCTCATAGTCATCCATATAATTAGCCGCACCAGTGCCGCCCAAATAGACACCGCCGGATAACGTTATATCATCAGCTTTTGTAATTTTGCTTAAAGCCATTGATTACTACTCCTTATGCGTAAGGGCTATCACCAAGTGTGTCTGCATCCCAAGCTGCCTTGAGTTCAGCAATAGTTGTTGCTGCGTCAATTGCTGCGGCGGCAGGTGCATCACGAAGCGCAGCTTTTCTAGCTACAGATGCAGCCTTTGCAGTTGCATCGTCAGCCTCTAGTGCTTTCATATATGCTACGTCTTCTGCGTCTAGCAGTGATTTGCGAACTTCACGAATCTTATTACGAAAGATGTCTTTGGCAGTTGCCACGTCTTCTGAAATGACATTGCCACTCAATGACCATGCACCACGAAAGGCACGGTCAGAAGGAACGGTAGCCGTAGAAGCGTCAATCTGATTCCCGTCCTTGTCTACGATGTATGTTGTTACAGCCATTGTGTACTCCTTATGCTGCTATATCAGTGGCTTCAATGTGTTCAGCTATCTTCCAAGCATTGCGCCACACACGTGTGCTTGGTAGCTGTTCTTTGCGGCAAATAACCATCTTTGGTTTGTTGCCTTCATTCCATGTTTTCCAGACGTGCTGCGGCACATCCTTCTGAATTAAATATTCGATAGCTTCTTCTTCAGTCATAGCTGGCATTGGTTCTGTGTTGTGCAGCAAGTAACCACGAGTGTGCTTCTTAAAGTCAGGCTGCGCTTCGTCCTTTGCCAGTTCCCAATACACCCATACAGGGGGGAGTATGCCACCTTGTAGGGCTGCTGCCATCCAGTTAGGGTCAGGCACAAGTATCTTAGCGCAGCCATCAACGCTGTCCTCAAACACTACACGATAGTCTGACTGCACACCCTCTAAATTCTCTTTTGCCCAGCATAGGCGGTCAAACAGGTGAGTGCCTTTGAACTCTGGTGTCTGCATTAGGCGAGGTCTCCGTGAACTACTGCCCATATCCAATTAGGGTCAATATATGCGTTTCCAGTTTCGTTAAATGCCGCCACATCAAAAGCAGATGACGTTGGGTCTGAATGACCGCTATTACCACCATTGACAAATGCTCTTACCGTAGTGGTGTTTCTTTGGTTTACCGTCATCGCATAATTAGCATTAGACATATTGTTGGACAAGTTTACGGTCTGACCGCCATTTGCTATGTCTAAAATACTCGCTACATTAAAACTGTCCCGCACTCCCGTTGTGCTTGCGGGTGATGTTGTGCCAGTGGCGTCCATATTCACCCAAGACTTCGCACTACCTTCAACAACATAGTTCGTGGCGATTGACCCAGCGGTGCTGTGTTCCAGCGTATCTGCTATAATTTTTCCAGCCATTATGCTAAGTCTCCGATACATGCTGACATTGTATTATTTCTATCCACAAGAGTAGCTGTAGAATTTTGCACGGCGTAAGTGTAAGTGCTTGTTGTTGCTGCGGCACCGTGTCTAACAGAAGAAATTATACCATAACTAGTGCTTTCTTCGCCTGTTGACCCAGCTGTAAAATAATTTACACTAGACATATTGTTAATAAAAACTGGTGAGCATATGCCTGTAGTACCATCTGTAATGCTTGAAATATTTATACTTTCTAAAACAGTTGTTTCATCGTCATCGTGAATTTCAAACGACTTTACCAACCCCTGCTGCAACTGCATAGTCGCCGCACCGCCTTCACTTGTCACTGTGATGTCACCAGCAGTGGTCTTGCCTGTGAGGCTATCTACTTTTATCTCACTCATGCTAGGTCTCCGTGATGTACAGATGTAACGTGGTCGTAGTCTGTAAATACCCCAGTGGTCGCCACTTGTGTTCTTACCTCAACACTAGAAGTCGCAGTACCTTCATATACTGCATTTTTGTTTCCACCCTGACCAGTGGTTGCATTTGTAGCATAATAGGCATTATTAAAGTTGTTCGTGAAATTTACAGTCTGCTGGCCTATATCTTGGTCAGTTAATGTTGAAACATTTACGTCGTCCAATATTGTAGGTGTTCCACTACTGGCATCAAATGTACACCACGCCTTCGCTGCACTCTGCTTAGTCAGCGTGACAGGACTTGTGCCATCGCTGGCTGTAATTGTGTCTGCTCTTAGTTCACTCATGCTATCACCAGATTACCGCCGGTTGTTACCGTCAGTGTTACCCCTGTTGCTATTGTCAATGGGCCAGCGCACAAAGCATTTTCGTCTGCATCAATGGTTGTGTTGGTGTCTAGCTGTTGCTGATGCACACGGAAGATGTCACCACCACCCGCATTTACTTCGCCATTCTCACCTTTATATGTGCCACCACCAAGAGATGTACCGGGTGCAAACATTGCATTAGTAATTGTACCAGCACCCGGAGTTACAGTCTGCTGGGCTTTGCTTTGGAACACGACATAGAAATCGTCAGTAGCTACAATGCTACCAGTCATTGTCAATGCAGTACCAGCTACAGTGTAGGCTACGCCGGGTTCTTGGCGAACATTGTTTACAAACACTTCAATGTCTTGAGCAGAACCAGCGGCATGGTCTAAGGTAAAGCTAGTCCCTGTACCGCCAGTTAAATCCTGATAGGATACTGTGCTATAATTAATCGCTGGTATATTACCAAGATAAGGCATTATACTTTATTCCTTATGTAATGTCAAGATGGCTGAGAACAACGTCAGCAGATGATGCAGTATCTGAACTTACACGAAGAACATCT